CCCACATTACTTTGATAACCAGTATTTTCGTATCATTTGTCAAATGATTAAGGAGTATTATTCAAAATATGAACATACTCCTACATTTGATACTTTAGAACAACTAACAAAGTCAGAAATATCCTCTACAATGGCTCAGAAGAGTGTTTTGGACACACTACAACAAGTAAAAGACGTATCTGATGAAGGTTCAATCTTTGTTCAAGAGAAGTCATTAAAATTCTGTAAACAACAAGAATTACAGAAGGTTATGACAAAGGCTCAATCAATCATTGATAAAGGTGAGTTTGAAAGTTATGACCACTTAGAAGAAATGGTAAGAGGAGCGTTACAGGTTGGTGAGGTCGATAAAGGAACAACCGACGTTTTCTTTAACCTTGAAGAGGTTTTAGATGACGACTATAGACATCCAGTTCCAATTGGAATTCCCGGTATTGACAATCTTCTTCGTGGAGGTTTGGCAAAAGGAGAAATTGGTGTTATATTAGCACCTACAGGGGTTGGTAAGTCTACATTTACGACAAAGATTGCAAACCACGCGTTTAATTTGGGATACAATGTTTTACAAATATTTTTTGAAGACAATCCTAAAATTATCCAAAGAAAACACATCACTCTTTGGACTGGAATTCACCCTGACGATTTAACAGAAAATAGAGAAGATGTTATTGAAAAAGTAAGACACATCCAATCTACAAGAAAAAATAAATTGATAATGAAAAAGTTACCTTCAGATACAGTAACTATGAATCAGATTAAAAATCAGGTTAGAAAAATGATTGCTGAGGGTAATAAAGTAGATATGATTATCTTAGACTACATTGATTGTGTAGTTCCTGATAAAATGTTGGCAGATGAGTGGAAAAGTGAAGGTTCGGTTATGAGAGCATTTGAGGCGATGTGTCACGAATTGGATATCGCAGGATGGACGGCAACACAAGGAAATCGTAATTCGATTTCATCAGATGTCGTAACCACAGACCAAATGGGGGGGTCAATTAAAAAGGCTCAAGTTGGTCACGTAATCATTACGATTGCTAAATCATTACAACAAAAAGAAATGAACTTGGCAACCATAGCGATTACAAAATCAAGAATCGGAAAAGACGGTATTGTGTTTGAAAATTGTAAATTTGACAATGCAATGCTTGAAATAGATACAGAACAAAGTGTTACTTTCTTAGGTTTAGAAGAACAGAAAGAAGATAGAAACAGAAATAGAATCAAAGAGCTTTTAGAAAAGAAAAAGCAAAAAGAACAACAATCTTAAATTAATTAAAAAATTATGGAAAAAATATTAACAGAAAATCCTGGTCGGTTCGTCATCTTCCCTATTGAACACAACGATATATGGGAATTTTACAAACAACACCAAGCCGCATTTTGGACGGCAGAGGAAGTAGATTTAACCAATGACATCAGAGATTGGGAAAATCTAACAGACAATGAAAAATACTTTATTAAGAACGTATTATCATTTTTTGCGGCTTCAGATGGTATTGTAAATGAAAACTTGGCCGAAAACTTCTATCGTGAAGTACAGTATCCTGAAGCTAAGTTTTTCTACGGAATCCAATTGGCTATGGAAAACATTCACTCATTAATGTATTCATTATTGATTGATACATACATCTCAAACGCTAAAGAAAAGGACGAGTGTTTCAATGCGATTGATAGACTACCTGCGGTTCAAAAGAAAGCTAAATGGGCATTAGAATGGATTGAAAATGCATCATTCGCAGAAAGATTGGTTGCGTTTGCGGCTGTTGAAGGTATCTTCTTTTCAGGTTCATTCTGTTCTATTTTCTGGATGAAATCAAGAGGAATTATGCAAGGACTATGTAATGCTAACTCACTTATCTTTAAAGATGAAAACTTACATTGTGATTTTGCAATTCACTTGCTGAATAACCACTTGGAAGAAAAACCATCTGAAAAAAGAATTAAAGAGATTTTATTATCGGCTTTAGAAATCGAAAAAGAATTCATCACTGAATCCTTACCGGTATCTTTAATCGGTATGAATTCAAACTTGATGAAACAATATTTGGAGTTTGTTGTTGATGGTCTCTTACTTAAATTCGGATGTAGTAAAGAATTTAATGTAGAACAACCGTTTAAGTTCATGGAACAAATTGCGGTTGAAACTAAAGGTAATTTCTTTGAATCTAGAACGATGGAATACCAAAAAGCGAAGTTAAACGAAACTATAGCATTCACAGACGATTTTTAAATTTTATAACATGTCATTAAAAATAATTAAAAGAGACGGAGACCTTGTGGCCTTTAACCCACAAAAAATTTACAACCGAGTAAAGCGTTCCGCAAAAGGATTAAACGTTAACTCTGATGAGATTTTCATCAAAGTTATTACTTCTGTACCAACAGAAGGTAAAGTCACAACTAAAGAGTTGGATAAGTTGATTTATGAAATTGCTGCGGCGTATACCGGAAGTCATCACGACTATTCAAGACTTGCTTCATCTGTTGCTATTTCATCTTACCATAAAGAAACTTCAGATAGTTTTTGTGATACTATGAAAGTATTATACGGAGATGGTGTAGTTCATGAAGAATTGATGAATAAAATAAATCAATATGGTGAAGAAAACATCGATGCGATTATAAGACATGAAAATGATTATAACTTTGATTATTTTGCTTGGAGGTCATTACAAGAAATGTATTTGTTAAAAAGACCAACAGGTCAGGTTATTGAAAGACCACAACATATGTATATGAGAGTTGCATTGTGGGTTACAGAAACGTTGGAACAGGCTAAAGAATATTATACTTCTTTATCAAATCAACTTATTTCTAAGGCAACACCAATCATGATTAACTCAGGTACTAAAGTGCCACAATTAGCATCTTGTGTATTACATTATAACGACTCGGATTCAAGAGAAGGTTTGTTAGGAACTCTAAGAGACATTTCAACGTTCTCTTCAGATGCCGCGGGTATCGGACTTTCAATGTCAAACATCCGTAGTAAAGAAAGTAGAATATCAACTTCAGGTGGTTATGCGGGTGGACTTTTAAAATACTTAAAGATTGTTAATGAATCACTTAGATTCTTTAATCAGCAAGGACGTAGACCGGGTAGTGCTGCTATCTATCTTGAACCATGGCACAAAGACATCTTTGATTTATTAGATATTAAAAAGAACACAGGCGCCGAAGAATTGAGAGCTCGTGATTTATTTACGGCACTTTGGATTCCTGACAATTTTATGAAGGCTGTTAAAAATAATGCTGAATGGTATTTGTTCTGTCCTAATGATATTAAAAAGGCGGGATTAAAAGGTTTACAAGAATGTTATGGCGAAGAATACGAAGAAGTATATAACACCGCAGTAAGTATGGGTCTTGGTAAAAAAGTTAAAGCACAAGACATATGGTCTAAAATTGTTGAGTCACAAGTAGAAACGGGAGTTCCTTATCTATGTTCTAAGGACAATGCAAATAGAAAGACTAACCACCAAAATATTGGTGTAATTAAACAATCTAACTTGTGTAATGAGATTTACCAATATACCGATGAAAAGACTACTGCGATTTGTACTTTATCATCTATGGTATTGAAAAACTTTGTTAAAGATGGTGAGTTTAATTTCAATTTATTATATGAAGAAACACGTAAAGTCGTTAAGGGACTAAACAAAGTTATCGACATTAATAATTACTCAACCGAAAAAGGATTAAAAGGTGGGTTAGAACAACGAGCAATCGCTATTGGAACACAAGGTTTGGCTGACGTATTTTATTTAATGGACTATACTTTCACATCTGATGAAGCTAAAAAATTAAATAAAGATATTTTTGAAACTATCTATTACGCTGCGATTACAGAAAGTAATGAGTTATGTATGAACGGTAAATATGAATCATATTCATTCTTTAAAGATTCACCAATGTCAAAAGGTATTTTCCAATTCGATATGTGGGGAGTTAATGAAACAGAACTTTCAGGAATGTGGGATTGGAACAAACTAAAGAAAAGTGTTTCTGACTATGGTATATGTAATTCATTATTTACCGCACAGATGCCAGTTGCCTCTTCAGCGAAAATAACAGGTTCATATGAAATGACAGAACCAGCACACTCGGCAATATTTAATAGACGAGTTGTTGGCGGAGAAATTATGATTGTTAACAAATACCTCATCAATGATTTTGAAAAGATTGGTATTTGGTCTGAAGATTTAAAAAATGAAATTATCTTAAATGAAGGGTCGATTCAAAATATTAATTTTAATAATTACTTAGATTCTGAAGACAAAAATTATTTGAAAAAAGTAAAAAGAATTGAACACTTAATACCTAAGTATAAAACTATTTGGGAGATTTCACAGAAACAATTAATTGATATGGCTGCCGATAGAGCACCATTCATCGACCAATCACAGTCAATGAATATCTATATGGGTAACCCAACCCTATCTAAAATTACATCATCACACTTCCACTCTTGGGAAAAAGGTTTAAAGACTCTTTGTTATTATGTAAGAACCAAAGCTATCTCAACGGGAGCGAAACATTTGGCACTTGACATGAGTAAAAGAGAAAAACCTAAAAAGGTTGAGGTGCCACAAGTTGATTACTCGACAATGAACTTACCACCAAAACCAACAAATACTGATTTTGAATGTTTTGGTTGTTCATCTTAATCGCGACACTAATCCCGACACTATGTCGGGATTTTTTATTTTATAACTATTTATTGAAAATATCGAGACACTATATTTATGTAATATGGCTAACGGAATAACATATGGTATAAATTTTCCATTCATACAAAGTGAAAAGGGTAATTATTTAAAATTAACTGAAACTACGGATGAAGAAATAAGGGCAAATCTTGTTCACTTGTTATTAACAAGGAGAGGTTCTAGGTATTTTTTACCTGATTTTGGTACTCGAATGTATGAATATATTTTTGAACCATTAGATGGGGCAACCTTTGAAGAGATTAAATCTGAAATAGAAGAACAAATTAGTAAGTATATCCCAAATATTACTATTAATAGTATAACTGTAGAATCGTATACCGATGCTGGAGAAACTTCAGGTCAATTAGACTATGAATTATTGGGTCAGGCGAGTATTTATCGTATACCGGGAGCAAACACCGCAGAATATAGTGCAAAAATAAAAATTGATTATACAAATGATGCAAGAGCATTTGGTAGTCGACAATTTGTTATAATTAACATATAATATGGCTAATAATAAAATTAACTATACCGATAGGGATTTTGAATCAATCAGAGATGGTTTAATTAATTACACTAAACAGTATTATCCTGAGCTCGTTCAAAATTTTAATGATGCATCTGTATTCTCTGTTTTAATGGATTTAAATGCTGCGGTTGCCGATAATTTACATTATCATATTGATAGAAGTGTACAAGAGACTGTATTACAATATGCCCAACAGAAGTCTTCAATCTTTAATATTGCAAGAACTTATGGTTTAAAAATACCTGGTTACAGACCATCCGTTGCCGTGGTTAATATTTCAATCACAGTCCCACCATTAGGTGATGCTGAAGATTTTAGATATTTAGGAATTTTAAGAGCGGGTTCACAATTTAACGGAGGAGGAAATTCATTCGAAACGGTTTATGATATTGACTTCACTAATCAATATAACCAAGAAGGTGAAGTTAATAGAACTAAAGTACCTACTTTTGATGCTAACCAAAAAATCATTAATTACGTAATCACAAAACAAGAGGTTGTGGTTAACGGAACAACCAAAGTTTTTAAAAGAGTAATCAACCCATCCGATGTGGTTCCTTTCTTTAATTTCTTTTTACCTGAAAGAAACGTTTTAGGTGTTAATTCTATAATTCAAAAAGACGGAACTGGATATCCAAACGTTCCCGATTATACTGAATTTGTAACGGCTACAAATAGATGGTATGAAGTTGATGCATTGGCTGAAGATACGGTATTCATAGAAGACCCAACAAAACCTGTGGATAATGCTGGTGTTAAAGTTGGAAAATATATTAAAACTGAAAATAGATTCATTACCGAATACACACCCGAAGGATTTTTAAAAGTTCAATTTGGAGGAGGAACGACAACTCCAAATATTCAATTGGCTAACTTTGCTAAGTTAGGTATAAACTTAGACTTGGCTAATTACCAAAATAACATTGGTTTAGGGTTAACGGTTCAACCAAATACAACAATTTTTGTCCAATATAGAACAGGTGGTGGTTTAGCGTCAAATGTTGGTGTTGGGGTAATCAATCAAGTAGGAACAATTGATTTTTCGGTAAATGGTCCATCAAGTTCAATTAACTCAAATGTAATTGATTCTTTAACGGTTAATAATGTAACTGCAGCGATTGGAGGGTCAAACCCACCAACAACAGAAGAAGTGAGAAACATGGTGGCATTTAATTTTGCGGCACAAAAAAGAGCAGTAACTGTAAACGATTATAAATCATTAATTGATACGATGCCAGGAAAATTTGGAGCACCCGCAAAAGTTGCAATTACTGAATTAGATAATAAAATCACCGTTCAAATTTTAGCTTATGATGAAAATGGTAAATTGACACAAACGGTTTCTAATAATCTTAAGACAAACTTAGCAACTTACCTTTCAAAATATAGAATGATAAATGACTACATACAAATTGATGTAGCTAAAGTTATCGACTTAGCTTTTGATATATATGTGGTTGTGGAATCAAATGTTAATAGAGGTCAAGTTATTACTGAAATAATTAATCAAGTTTCAAATTATATGACACCAGGAAATCGTGATATGGGACAAAACGTAAACATATCTGATGTAAGAAGGTTAATTCAAAATACCGCAGGTGTGATAAGTTTATCTAATTTACAAGTTTTTAACTTAGTAGGTGGACAATATTCAACATCAGAAACGTCACAGTCGTATATCAATAAAGCAACTCGTGAGATTAGATTAATTGACGATAATATTTACGCAGAACCTTCACAGGTTTATCAAATACGTTTTGATAATAAAGACATACGAGTGTATGTTAAAAATCTTGCGACCGTAGATTTCTCCTAAGATTATTTATTTCCTAAACTACTTACCTATTTTTAAAATGGGTAAAATAACTATTTATTTTAAAAGCACAAATGACCAAAAGTTATAGGATAAAATCAACACCAGGAAAAAAAGAAAGAAGTATACGAATTAACGTCACTCAGGATTTTGATTTTTTAGAAATGCTGTCTTTAAAATTAAGACAAGAAGACGTTTATACGAGGTTTTGTGCTGATTATGGTGTAGTTGCTGGTAGGGTAATTGTTAACGGTGGATATGGTGTACCAAACGCAAATGTATCTATATTTATTCCTCTTGATGCAATTGATGAAAATGACCCGGTAATATCCACACTTTATCCTTATAAAAACGTAGAACAAAAAAATGAAGATGGTTATAGATATAACCTATTACCTTACGTAAAAGAATATGATGGGCATACTGCAACTGGAACTTTTCCTGATAAAAATGATGTTTTAACAAGAACTGAAGTTTTAGAGGTATACGAAAAGTATTATAAGTTTACCGTTAAAACTAATGAAAGTGGTGACTTTATGATAATCGGAGCCCCACTTGGAATTCAAACATTAATTTTAGATTTAGATTTATCAAACATTGGTTGTTTTTCTTTAAGACCTGCAGATTTAATAAGAGCGGGTTTAGCAACTACTGAGCAATTTGACGGAGACCAATTCA